TTAGTGCTGTACGGTCGACTCGGGTTCATTGAGCATGTCAGCCATGCCAAAGCGGAATTGGCTCACGGCGGAGGCACAGTCGTTTTCAAGTCTCTGAATGTTCTTGCCCGCTCCGGCCTTGAAGCCTTCACGGTAGGCGCTGGTCATCAGATGGATGAAAATGTCGAGATCGAGTACAATAGGTTCTTTTTTATCTTTCATCGTCACATCCTGGTTGTTGTGTATGGTATGAGCATACTGTAAGTGCGGAAAACAGATCGTCTATTATCTTTCATCATGATAATCAATAGGATATACCATATAGAAGAACATCAGCACTTGCGCTGACGGTCTCACGGCTGACCGTGCGGGACGCTGGCCGGAGCATCCTTCCCCCAATGCATGTCGGTCTGATCGCTTTTTCCCGTTTCCGTCTGAGGGAAGGGGCTGTTCGGATGGTTTGGGGAGCTCCGTCGTATTGGCTGGCTTCCTCTAGTACGATGTGACGCGCAATGCTATGATAAAAAGAGTTTCCGGGCAAAAAAATGCTGAATACCTAGTTTGGGGCGCATACCTTTTTTCCTTTTCATAAGAAAAATGCGAGATAGCTTTCCGGCCAGCAAACCTTGGCGTCCTCGTTTTTCCGGAAAAGCACTGCTCCTGTTTTCGCGTTTCCCGTTACGGCAAGCCCCGGAATAGGGTCTTACGGGAGAAGCCAGCGGGAGAGACAAGGCCACAGCCGCCCTAAAAGCTGTAGCGGATAAACAAGGTATACCGGGAAAAACTGATCAATGGCATGAAAACTAGTGGGAAAAAACGAGATAACTTGGGAAGTATCGGGAAGAGTTTTAGGCGGGGGTGTAATTCTATTGCAGAATCTGCAACAAAAAAGGAGGGGAATCAACCCTCCTTTTTTGTTGGCGGATAAGCTGTATCTTTATCGGTTCATAGCGTCTTTAAGCCGCTTCGCCGCCGTGAACTTGATTGCGTTACAGGCGGGAAGGGAGAGTTCTTCCCCTGTCTTTGGATTACGTCCTTTTCGAGCGGCCCGTGCCACGGGCGCGAACGTCCCGAAACCGGGGAGGAAAATCCGTTCCCCTTCCGCCAGCGCTTCCGTGAATGTGTCGATCGCGGCCTTGATGAGCTTTTCCGCTTCGGCTTCCGTTAGACTGCATTCCTTCCTCAACCGCTTTACGAGGTCATACTTGTTCATGTGATTCTCCGTTTATTTTGATGTGATTCACGCGGTCCCGCAGTTCCGCGCGCTTAGCGTTGTTCCATCTGTCGGTGGTGCCGACGAGGTAGCCGGAAATCCGGCGTATCCTCTCGAATTTGACGCCTTGCCCTATCTTGCCTTCCACAATGGGAAGGTGGCTGTATTCATCGCGCTGTACGTCCATTAGTGCCCCCTTCCCCGGCATACCGGGCGGACGCCGCATTCAAGGCGTCCATGCAGACCTTCATCATGGCCAGACGTTTCTCGGGTTCCTTTTTATCAGCAAAGAAACAGCAGACGAGCGATCCGTCCCGTGTATCCTTTATAGACGGAATACCAGAACCGGATACGACGGAAATAAATCTAGGCATCTTTTTCCCTACTGCACCACCGCCGTAGCGGGCTGCTGCTCTGAGAAGAACCGTTGCAGATGCTCCCGTACCGCCGGTTCCTCGATTCTGTCTACCCAGTTTTTTAGGGTTTCGATGACGAGCTGGAGCTGTTCCACAGAGCACCATTCGATTTTTTGCGCCCGCGTGATGCGCCGGATGTACGTCTCGATAGCCTGATCGCTCCGGTTTCTGACGATTCCGAGATCGTGCATTTCATACCAGAGGCTTTTGATCTTCCTGAGCTGCGGGTCCGCCATTGTGCGAAAGCCCGCCTTTCTGAGTGCGGCCAACGCCCGGACCAGTTCTTCGCCGGAAAGTTCCTTGCTTGAAGTCGTCCGGCCGCCCGTGACGCTGGAAAGGAGCCCGCGATACTCTTCATCCTTCATGCCGAGCTTGCGGCGTCCGGTCTGGAGCGCCCTGACAAGCTTCTTTGGATCGGCTGTGGTACGCATTGGTATCCCTCCATATGGAGCCGGGCGGATTGCTCCGCCCGGTTTGTCATTATGCGGATTCAGCTCCCGCGAGTTCCGTCTCGTTCAGTTCGTAGAAAAAGAGAGCGGATTGTTCGAGCCTGCACCCCACGGCGGCGAGGCGTTCCGGGGGAAGCTGGCGGAGCGCTTCCTTATCCACTTCCTGCTTTGTCCTGATGCACTCGGGCATCCCCGCGTCGCGGATAAGGCCGAGCACCTGTTCCCATGTCGTTTTCCGCATTGTCTTGACGGCGGAGCTTGCCCGAAAGCCGATAATGCCGAACGTGAGCTCCCGGGAGCGCTTTTTGACGAACAGCTCGGATTTTTTGGACTCCCCGAACCTGATCAGCGCCTGTTCCAGAACTTCAATGTCTTGCTTGATCGGTTCGGAAGCCTCGGCGCATTTGAGTTTCAGGGCGTCGACATCCTCTTTCAGTCCGAGCTCAATAAGCGCAAGTTCCCGCTTCCTCGCCGCGATCTGCGCCAGCGTCGCGTCCGCTTCCTCAAGAGTCGTCACCGCTGGGATGTTCAGAATGGGTTTCACACGTTTTGCCATTGTCTTTTTCCTCTTGGGATTGCATAAGTGCTTTGAAAAAGCTTCCTGCCGCCTTGCCGGTCAGGTTGATTTCCGTAATTTTGCCGCGTTTTCTCTTGACCGTTATTGAGTCCAGCATAAGCGTTTCCCTCAAAAGAGTGTTGTCTGTTTCGGCGCTTCCGCCATTTTCCGACGCTCCAATTCTTCGTCGACCTCACGTTCAAAGTCTTTCGCCCTGTTCAGATCGGACGGCGCACGAATCAACAAGTAGGTATTCTGAGCAAGCCGCATCCTGCGCACCAATTCCACAAATTCTCGGTCTGTCATATTATCTCCCCTGAGCCGCAAGCTGATATGCTCCTAAAAGATGATTACGGCCGCACCATCCGCACCACGTCCGCCGTCACCTGCTTTTCTCCGGCGCTCGCCGCGAGGTTCAGGGCGGCGATGGTCATGTTGGCGATCATGAGGGGGTAGCCCATGTACACGCCCTTACCGGACTGATCCTGCGCCACGGTGAGGCTTTCCTTGATCGCGTCGACACCGTCCTCGGCGAACATTTTGCCGAAGTCGATCCCGGCTCGGGCGAACCGAAAGCGGAGAAAATCCGCTACGTCTTCGATTGGGGTGATATTCAGCACGTCGCACCGCTGCACAACTTCGCGCACCCCCGCGTCGGCGGGCTTCAACTTTTCCCCGAGCTCCGTCTGTCCGATCAGGATGATGGAAAGGAGCCGGTGCAACCCGTCCTTCAATTCCCAGAACCGCTTGAGGCTCTTCAACGTGTGCCGGTGCAGGTCGTGAGCCTCTTCGATGATGACGCAATGATGCGTCCCCGCGCCGTGGGCGCTCTTCAAGAGTTGATGGAGCCTGCGAAAGCGCATTTCCGGAGACGACGGGACCGAAGTTCCGGGGGCGATGGTGCTGATGATGGCCTCGGCGATGTGCTGGGAGCGCATGGGCTTGCCGTTCGATTCGTTCTCGGCCATTGCCAGCGTGTACGGTTCTACGATGACGGTCTTGCCGTTTTCGTTTTTCACGCGGTCAATGAGCTCTTCCCGGAGCGTGGACTTCCCGGAACCGGACTCGCCCACCACGGCGAGGAAACCGCCGTTCGTCGCGGCGTCATACATCATCTCCCGGACATACCGGATTTTAGGCGAAAGATAGACGTCGGCGGCATCCTGCGGATCGGCAAAGGGGTTTTTGACGATGCCGAATGCCTGCCGTGTCTTCATCGTGAGCGTTTGCTTCTTCAAGATCATGGGTTCCTCGCTTTCCGCCGTATCCCCGGCGGGGGTATCTTCATCCCCGGCAAGCCGTTCCAGCTTGCCGAGAGCATAGTCGACAAGGGCGGGCTGTACGCCGCGCTCTTCAAGCAAAGAGGCGAGCCCTTTTTTGAGCCCGGCCCAGCCCGTTTTCGGGAGGGTTCCCCGGTTCAAAAGCTGGTTGACGAGCGCCGGGGAAACGCCGAGTCTTGCGGCGGCCTCGCGCTGGCTGAGCTCCGTCTCTTCAAAGAGCGCCTTTACCGTCGGATCGTAGGGGATCATCCGGCACATGCCGCCCTCCCTTCATTTGGCCGGAACTCAAGCCGCCGGGCACGTTTCGGCGCGAACTTCTCGCGCATCCGCTCAATCACGGCCTCGATCTCGTTTCCGGGTACGGTGTCGGGATACCGGGTCCGCAGCCATTCCGCGCATTCGTCGGTGTTGTCGTCGCGCCAGACGTCCGGGTGATCCCGGCGCATCATCAAAGCGAAGGAAAGGCGCTTCATCGGCGGCACGTCGGCCTTTTGTTCCTCTACCTGCAAAGGCGTCCCAGCCTTCTTCAAATATACGGGCGCTTCCTTCACGTCGGCCATGACATCAAAGGCGTCACGGGTGGGTGCTCCGGCCTTCCAGAGCTTGTCGGCTTCCTCCACGGACTGGACGCCGTAGGCATCCTTTTTGATTTCGTCGAATACCTGCTCGGAATGCGTTTTCGGCATGGCCTTAAAGTCCTTTCCGAGAACCGGGGCGTTTACGTCGAAGCCCGCCGTATCGAACTGCATGGGGGGCACTTCAAAGGCGACTTTTTCGCCGTCGGGCTTTTCGAGAAGGATGATGGCGTTCGGGGCCTTGTAGGGGTTAAGGCGGACATACACGCTTTCACGGGGTTTCAGCCCGTGATAGCCGAGCTCGCGCAGATCGTAATACCGGACGCCGTAGTGGGTCCGGGTGTCCACGCTGATCGTGAAGTCGTCCCGCACCGGACGCCGGATATCGCCCCATGCGGCGATGGAACGCAAAACGTCCGGTTCGACCGTGCGGAGCTGGCTTTTCGTTATGGAGAGCCAGAGGTCATTGCGGGTTCTTGCCTTCTCCGCCTTGTTCGTCCGGGAAAGGATCGCCGTGGCGCAAAAATGCCTGCGCCAGCGGTCCGCGAGCGATTGAAGCGTCGCAACGTCCGGTACATCGAGAAAGCGCAGGCGGCTCTCGAAATGTGTCTCCACAATGTTTTGGAAGCTTTCGACCGAGCCTGTGGATCTGGCTCCGCCCACCTTGTGGTGCAAGAGCCGGACGCCGAGCTGCTCGCAAAAGGACTTCATAAGGGAGGCCGTATTGCCCGAGCCCATATCCGTGTAGCGGACTTCCGGGACGCCGTGCATGGGGTCTTGCGGCCCCCGATCCGTCATCGCCTCAATAAAGGTCGTGAGGAACCCTTCCGCGCTTTCGCCGGGGGCCTGCTCGTAGCGTAGGTAGAAGTTGCCGGAATAGTGGTCGACTTCCAGATAGCGCACGATGCGGTTCTGCCTGATCTTGAAGAGGTTTTCGGGCTTTTTGCCGTTATAACTCTTTTCTTTGACGAGCCCGATCTTGTCGCTCCCCGGAATGCGGTACAAAACGCATACCGAGGCGTCGGCCTGCCAAGCCTGATTGGGGTATTCCGTCCGCATCCTGACGGCCGGGCTCGCCGCCCGGAGCTGATCCGGGTGGCACCCGTAGCGCCGCATGGCGCGGCTGATGGTTTCAACCGACGGCATGGTGATTTCTCCTGTTTCCGGGTCCATGATGCCTCCCCCGTTCGCTTCCCAATATTTCACGGCGTCCTTGATACTCATGATCCGTTTGCCGGTGTCCCGGAAAGAGCGGGTGGCCTTCTCCGCGACCTTCCGGCAAAGCGCCTCGGGGACGCACGTCTCGCCCTTGCCTTTGCGGGGCTTTTTGCCGCTCTCCCACCCGCCGTATTTTTTAAGGTATTGATAGGTGGTGTTCAGCGAGCGATTCAGCGTTTCGGCAAGCCGCGCCACAATGCGCCCGCGATCCCCGTTGCATGGGTCCGCCTTTTCGAGCGCACGGGCCGCGTCGCTTATGAGGCGAAGCTGTTCGGTTGAAGGTGTGGAAGGCATGGCAAACCCCTAGTCGGTCGTTTCCTGATTGTCCGCTCCGGGGAGCGGTTCCCCATCCACATCCGGGCCGAAGTCCGGCACAAGCTCCGCAGTAAGGTCCACGTCGATCCCGGCGGAGAGAATATGCGCGGCCATGCCCCGCACGGCGGAAGAAATCCGCTCGTGGACATAGGCCGCCGTCTCTTCCGAATTTTCATCGTCGGCGAGAACCGACGAGCCGAACGCCGCGAGGTTCGCCACGGCGAAAACGGCGTCCCTGCACTTTTCGTCGATGATCTCCCGGTTCTTGGCGTTTTTCTTCATCTTTTTGACTTCAACGTCAGCAATGGCCGAAGACGTGGCCACGATGAGCTCTTCTTTCAGCGCCGCGATCTGGTCGTTTCGCTCCTGCGCCACCTTTTGCTGGGCTTCCTTGTCCTTTTCGAGTGTTTCGACCTTTTCCTTGAGCTTTTCGGCTTCCTTTTCGAGCTTCTTGTTGTCGGCCTGCGCCTTGGCGTGCTGGGCACAGATGACGTCGATGGTGACGCGCAGGTCTTCCGGCGTGGAACTCTTGAGCTCCCGGAAGATTTCCTTTTTCGTGTCCTCGTCCACGTCCTTGATGGCCTTGCGGATTTTGCGGGTGTCCCGCACGGTAAGGCCAAGGTTGCGGATTTCCGTCAGGCGTTCCTCGCCGAACGTGGCGTAATTGCGAAGGTGCTCATCAACAGTTTGCCGAGAAAATCCCATAGATTCACAGAGTTCTTCAAACGTCTGCGGCTGGTGGATGTTGCCGCGCTGATCCGTAAAGCTCCGGCCCTTGTATTCGCCGCTGGCCTTCATGACCGAAAACCATTGGATGACGGCGAGGCTGAGCCCCGAAGCCGCAGCCTGAAAGCCTTGAACGCGGCCCACCTGCTGCTGAAATGCGAGATCGCGGGCGTAGTCTTCCGCATGAACGGAGACGGTGCCGGTGCGGACGGCCTCAAGTTCCTTTACCGGATCGGGCTGTTCGGAAACGGCGGGGGTGGAAGCGGGGAATTCTTCGGGGGTGACGGTGGTGTCGTTCATCGGGGGCTCCTAATCCTCTTCGTAGGCGTTGAATACGGTTTCGGGTTCGACGCGCCAGCGGGTGATTTCGCCCGTAGCCTTGTTGCGGACAACGACGATTTCCTCGTCCGTAAACTCTCCACGCTCGGCGTAGTCTTCCGCAGCACCTTGCGCGCTGTGGCATTTCGTCGTGTAGGCGTCCTCCCAATCGACATCGGAAAAATCATCGCCCATTTCCCACTCACTGATGCACTGGTATTCGGGAATCTCTCTCATGCCGTTGCCTCCTTTTCTTCCACCACCTCATAACCAATATAGGCCGTCGCCACCCAATAGGTGACCTCCTCGGTTTCCTTGTCCATGACGGCAATACGATCGTGCTTATAAACTGCCATATTGAACATACGGGCGGCTTCTTGGGCGGCCCGTTCGGGAGAATCGCAGTCAAGGAAGATGACAGGGGAATAATGGCTCCCTTCGCGGAACCCATTTACTTCGGCGAAGGATTTAAAGGTGCAGTAGTAGCCAGCCATGTTACCCCTCCAATATCCGGTAAGCTCCGGTTTCGATGTTGCGTTTAAAATCGTCTTGCCGCTGCTGCTGGTTGCGGAGGGCTATGTCGTAAGCCCGGTAGGCCCTGAGCGGCCTTGCCGTAAGCGCCCATCGCCCGCTTTCGAGCTTTTGCGCCATGCCTTCGGCCGCGAGGGCGTCCATGTCCCGGCAGACGTTCGGGGCGGAAATGCCAGTGGCGACGGAAAGATCGGTTACGGAAAGCCCGGTCACGACGTGCGGGGCCAAGGTCTCGATAAGCAGGAACGCCCGTCCGAGCTGCGTGAGCTTCTTCTTTTCGGTCATGCGGGCACCTCCAGATTGTTTTCCATGTGCGCCACCTGTTCGGCGACGGCGGCGAGGTTGAAGGCGAGGATGATAAGCTGCATTTCCACGCCCATGCTGACGGTTCCGTCGATGATCCGCGCAATCTGGGAGGCCAAGCCGTCGATCCTCGCCGCCAAGGGCGGGAGTTGCGCCGGGGTGTCGAGTATGGTAACAGGCCAACCGGAAACACCGTTTCGTTTCTTCCCCTTTGGGCCCTTCACCGTTGCAGCGGTGAGGGGCTTTTCGTTTTCGAGTGTCCGAAATATTTCCGGAGCCACGGCGGGGAAATGGGCCGCGAGGGTGGTTGCGGTGAGGTTATTCATCTTCATCCTCCAAGGCGGACTGTTCGTTTTCGGGGAGTTCCTTAAAGCAGGGAAAATTCGGGTGTCGGGACTTTTCCATAACGGTGTCGGTCTGTTCCCCGTTGTACCGGTCCTTCATCTTTTCGTAGATCAGCATGGTGCAGTCCCACGCGCAGCAGTCGCAGATATGGGTGTCCCGTTGTCCGGCGACCAGAAACGTCACCCGTGATTCATGGCTTCCGCAGAAGTTGCAGAACGTGTAGCCGTCTTTATGAGTCATATGATTTTTCCTACGCCGTCGTTGATGTTTACCGGCATTTTGGCGAGTTCTTCTTTGATCGCCCTAAAGCCGATCCACGCGAGGTCGCCGCATTTTCCAACGCTTGTCGCACCGGGGAAAACAGCAATCGATACGTCGATTATGTTTTTGTCCTGCTGGACTATGATGACGGCCTTGCGTTCCTCTTCCATCTTGCGTTGTCTCCTCCGGAGCTTGCGAAGCTCCCGTTTCAGTTTTCCGATCTTCATGTCCCTGCGCCTGATGCGCCGCATGAGCCTCGCCATGTTCCGGCTGACGGGGTGCATCATGACGCCGCCCGCTCTTCGATGACGCCTTCCTTGAGGCCGAGGAGCACGGCGGCCCGGTGTGATTCGCCCCGCGCCCCGTTCGTTCGTCCGTTCAACAGATCATAGACGTACTGCGGGGCAAGATTGTGCTTTCGCGCCCACTCGGAAATGCTGAGTCCGCGCTCGGCAAAGGCGTCCTTCACGCTTTCCCGGAGCGTCAGCGGAATGTCCGTCCTTCGAGTGTTTGTCTGGTTCATATCCCTTCCCTTTCTTGCGCCCCTTCTCGGTTCCGTGTAGGGGTGGTTTTGGAAGTTGTGGTTTTTCGTGGTTCGTTGGAATAGATTTAACAACGTTTGTTGTTTTTGTAAACCGTTTTGTAATTATTTTTTAACTCATATACAACATACGGGGTTTATTGTGGAACTTGCCCAACGGATTAAGACCCTTCGCGGGAATATGTCACAAGCACAATTCGGGAAAAAAGTAGGTACTAGTCAAACAACTATAGGTAATTACGAATCTGGATTGCGTTTTCCTGACTCAAAAACGATTGTGGCCATATGCAAAACGTTTGATGTTAACAGTGAATGGCTCCTCATGGGCACGGGGCCGATGTACCGAACCAAACAAACAGACGAGACTGCTGACATGTCAGCAGTTTTAGCTGAGTCAAATTTGCAACCAGTTGAAAATATTAATATCGAAAAAAAGAAGACTGCTGACATGTCAGCAGTCTTAGGAGTTCAGCGCGAATTGACGGAAGCGCTCAAGCAAGGAATGGAGTTTCAAAAGCAAGTTATGACGCTGACACAGGAAAACGCCGAACTCAGGGTGCAAGCCGAACGCCACCTTTCCCGTATCCGCGACCTCGAACGCGAAAACGCCGAAATCCCGGTGTTGAAAGCCCGGATTGCCGAGCTTGAACTCGAGCTTTCGGAGCGCCCGAAGTTGCCGAAGACGGTCCCGGTGGACGTAAGCGCGAAAAGTAAGCCGACGTCGGCACACGGTGCAGGAACGGATACGGCTGTGGTTCCCGGTGCTGGTGCTGGCATTTCTGGTGTGGGAAATCTGGGGGCGGTGGTGAGAGGGGATGGGGAGTAGAGAATAGTAGCAGGCATTGTATTCTTTGGCGGGCTTGGTAGAGGGAGGAACGGAGTAAAGGAAAATATGTCAAAATTTCAACATATTAAATATGCTATATGCTGACGGCATTCAGAGTTTCAGAGAGAAAATTTTTATGATACAAGACAAACAAGGGGGAGAATAAATGTCGCAACTCACTGTATCTATTGCTTCTCTTGAAGATTTTTTAGCTCATGCTGGAAAGGTTCGCGAAGGAGATGCAACATGGGAAGAGGTGGATATCCTTCCAAGATCTATAATAGTTCCAGTTGTAGCCAAAGGCCCTGCATTAGACAGGAGGGTTGATGCTAATTCAGCAAAATTTATACAAGATATTCAAGAACAAGTAGATCTCCTTTATAGTAAAAATCAACAGCTTGAATATCCTCCTTTAGTAAAGGTAGAAGCAAAAGAGGGAAGTAATGCCCTTGATTTTGATTTAACGCCTGTTTTTAGAGATATTATTGCAAAATTACCTCCTGAGGAAATATCCATGTTTATACAACTTCTTATTGGTGCCGGTTTATGCCTTGGTTTATACTGGCTCTACACGAAGCATAAAGAAAACATGGCAAATAGCGATCTTATTAAAAAAGCATTAGAAATAAATGAAAGTGTTGCAAAAGAAGCTATGGGGTCAATGGGAAACGCCGTAGCCCCGATGAGGAAATATACCAAAGCACTAGGCGAAAAAGTGACTATCTCTGTCGGTGGTTCACCTGCTTTACCGAGTGAAGAGGCTAGAAAAGCCCTCTCGCAGCCAAGACAACGGCTCCAAACTTTTCATGTGAGTGCAGATGGAAATTATGAACTATTAGGACTTGTTTTAAAAAAAGATCCTCCAGTGCTCGAAATACAGCAACAAGGGGATAATATTTCTCTCAATGCCTATTTGACGAGGCTATCTCCTGATATGCAGAGAGAACTTATTTCAAAGGTTGAGAAAGGGATAGCAGAACGTACCCTTCCTCAATCTATTAATTTACAGGTAGATATTTATTTTAACGAGAGACTACGTAAACATGCATCTATTATTGCTGTGGGTTCTCCTCGCAAGGGTATTACTCATTATACCGCTAGAGATATCCCAAGCAAAGTTGCTTTTGCTGATGCTAGACCTGATTCAGTGCCTCTGGTAGAAGGTGAGGAGGAAGAATAAGTTTATATTCCTTTTTTACTTTTGAATTACACCTCCTGCAACGTTATTGCAGGAGGTGTAATTTTTCCCCAACCATAAAATTTTTGTGTATGTTCTCCTCGGAACCCCTTATCACCGTGGAGGATATGCATATGGCCGAGATGTACGCCGAGCTTCTCGACGGCGTCGCCGCGCGGGTTGCGGGCATGGCCCGTTCCGGCCTTCCCGCCGTTAATGACGAGGAGGCC